GAAGATGCAGCGAAACGTGTATATCAAAGTGACCATGTCAAACTGTTTCCAGTAATCCTTGGTATCGACCCTGCAAGGTTTGGAGATGACAGATCTGTGGTCTTCAGACGGCAAGGTAAGCAAGCATTTAAGCCAGTTGTATATCGAGGTATAGACAACATGGAACTAGCAGCCAGAGTAGCCAATCTGATTGAGGAACATAACCCTGATGCAGTGTTTTGTGATGCAGGTGCTGGTAGTGGTGTAATTGACAGACTTAGGCAGTTGTCATATGACGTAATCGAAGTACCGTTTGGTGGCAAGGCATTGAAACAACAGCAATACATCAATCGTAGAAGTGAGATGTGGTGGTTAATGAAGCAATGGATAGAAGAAGGAGGTGCAATACCAAACGACATAGCCCTCAAACAAGAGTTAGCAACACCGATATATTGGTACGACAATGTGGGTAGACGTGTATTGGAAAGTAAGGATCAGATAAAAAAGAGATTGCAAGGTGCAGGGTCTCCTGATTTAGCTGATGCACTAGCACTAACCTTTGCCCTCCCAGTAGCCAAGAAAATACCAGAGGACATATACATCAAAAGACGTAACGACAACAAGCAAAAGGTGGAATATGACCCATACAGTAGGTTATAAATTGGCATGACAAGCAGAGTGCATATAAGATTTAATTATGTAACCAAATATTTTTTATGAATGGTGTGACCGTAACTAGCAAATCTACAGTTACTGTAAACAAAAGTAGGGTATCCAAATCGGAAATCAAACTTGCCACAGTTGACGAAATGTTGGCTAAAGCAACAATCTTGTTTGAGGAGCATTACAAAGAGATTGCTCGTAACAAAGAAGTAATGAAGCTAAAGCCAGATGAAGAAACGTATCGAAACTTGGAAAAGATGCGTAGAATTTTTATTTTATCGGCTTGGCAGGATGATATTTTGATAGGATATTCTGTTAATTTTGTTCTTAATCATCCACATTATGCCGATCTTGTATTAGCTCAAAATGATCTCTTGTATATCAAGAAAGAAATGCGAGGTAGCAGGGCAGGTTTAAAATTAATTAAGCAAACAGAAACTCACGCCAAATCACTTGGATGCAAACTTATGTTATGGCACGCTAAAGAAGACACCACTTTGGCACATATGCTACCAAGATTAAAATATGGTGTACAAGACATAATCTATTCCAAGGAGTTATAACATGGCTGTATCCGCGCTTGTTGCAACTGCTGCCAGTTCAGCATTTCAATATTATCAGGGCAGACAACAACAAAAAATGCAGGAAAAGCAATTAGCAGAACAAAAAGCTGCTAATAAGAAAGCTGCTGCACAAGCAGAAAAACAGCAAGAAGCCAACCAAATGGCATACAACAAAGCTAATCAAAAGAAAGCAGATGTATCTGGCATGCAATCTGCAATTGAAGCAAAACAAAAAGCTGGTGTTGGAGGAACATTACTTACTGGACAACAAGGTGTAGGTACAGACGAATTAAATTTAGGTGGCGGTAGTACACTATTAGGTGGTTAACTAATGAAAACCAAAAGAGCTAAGTTATTGACAAGGTGGGGTCATCTTAGATCAGAAAGGGCTACATGGTGGTCACATTGGCAGGAAGTGACAACATATTTATTACCAAGAAACGGACGATATTTTGAACAGGACAGAAATAAAGGCCATCGAAGACATAATTCGATATATGACAACACAGGTACAAGAGCATTAAGAACATTAGGTGCTGGCATGATGGCTGGTGCAACATCTCCTGCAAGGCCATGGTTTAGATTAGGAACATCAGATCCAGATCTTAATAAATACCCACCTGTACAGTTATGGTTAGCTGATGTAACAGAACGTATGCAATTGGTGTTTCAAAAATCTAATACATACCGAACATTACATGGAATATATGAAGAACTTGGAGCATTTGGTACGGCTGGTTCTATTATTCTTCCTGATAGCAAAAACGCTATACATCATTATCCTGTAACCATTGGAGAATATGCGATAGCTACTGATTATCAGGGCAGAGTTAACACTTTGTATAGAGAATTTCAAAAAACAGTAGGAGAACTTGTAAGAGAATTTGGATATAACAAATGTTCAACGTCTGTTAAAAACTTGTACGACAGAGGTTCATTAGATCAATGGATAACAATTATTCATGCAATAGAACCAAGAGATGATAGGGAAAGAGATTTTAATAAACAAGATAATATGAACATGAAATATAAGTCTTGTTATTTTGAGCAAGGCGGTGAAGGCGAACAAGTATTAAGAGAAAGTGGATATAAAGATTTTCCTGCTGTTATACCCAGATGGGGTGTTGCAGGTGGTGATATTTATGGCAATTCACCGGGAATGGAGGCATTAGGTGACATAAAACAGTTACAACATGAACAATTACGCAAGGCACAAGGCATTGATTATCAAACAAAGCCACCATTGCAAGTACCAAGCTACATGAAAAACAGAGATGTAGATACTTTGCCGGGTGGAGTTACGTTTGTTGATGGTCAGCAAGGCAAAATTGAAACAGCATTTAATGTAAGTTTAAATCTTGACCATTTATTACGAGATATACAGGATGTACGTGGCCGTATAAACAGTAGTTTTTATGCTGATTTGTTTCTTATGTTGGCAAATGCCACTGACACACGCATGACTGCAACAGAAGTAGCAGAACGTCATGAAGAAAAACTGCTTATGTTAGGGCCAGTATTAGAAAGATTACACAATGAATTGTTAGATCCATTAATTGACAATACCTTTAACAGAATGATTGAAGCTGGATTAATACCACCTGCTCCAGAAGAATTGCAAGGCATGGAATTAAACGTAGAATTTGTATCTATGTTGGCACAAGCGCAACGTGCTATTGGTACAAATAGCGTAGATAGGTATACAAATACTATGGGTATGATTGCACAAATGAAACCTGATGTACTTGATAAATTTGATTCTGATAAATGGGCTAATGCATATGCACAAATGCTAGGTATTGATCCAGAGTTAATAGTTCCTGACAGGCAAGTGGCAAGAATACGTCAGGAAAGAGCGCAAGCACAACAGCAAATGGCGCAAAAAGAAGCACAACAACAAGCTGTAGAAAATATGACAAAATTAAATAACTCTAAAACTGGAGAACCATCTATGATGGATGTTATAGGTCAGTTTAGTGGTTACAATTCACCAACACCATTGGAGGTTTAATTATGAACAACACAGGATACGGTCAAAAATTAGATGCAGGTGCAAAAATGCGTTATAAAATGATGATAGATCAGCACAATAGAGAACAAAAAGCAAAGAAAAAAAAGAAAGACAAATCTTTATTGCAAATGTTTGCAGACAAACTTTATGGAGGTAAAAAACAATGAGCTTATACGAAAACATTCATAGAAAACGCAAAAGAATTAAAGCAGGTTCTGGCGAACGTATGAGAAAAAAAGGTGAAAAAGGTAGACCTACTGCTAAAGATTTTAAAAATGCAGCAAAAACTGCTAAGAAAATGTATCCTAATCAAAAATAGGTGTGACCGTAACAGTGTATTGATTATATATATTAGAGCATGAGCGAATATAATCCTCTCGATCTGAAAGGTCAACAAAAATCTAAGGACAATAAAAAGTCTGCCGAAAAAATTGACCGACAGAATGAGGAATCAGATATTAAATGGCTCATGAGCAGCAAGAGGGGTCGCAGATTTATCTGGAGACTTCTGGAAATGGCAGGTGTATTTCGATCATCGTTCAACACTAACGCAATGGCTATGTCATTTAGCGAAGGTAACAGGAATTATGGTTTGCAACTCCTTAACCAAATTCACACTCTCTGCCCAGAACTGTATCCGACAATGATTAAGGAACAAAAAAATGTCAGAAACGCTGATGACGGAAGCTAACCAAACAAATGAAAGCGACACTCAGCAAACAGTAGATGCGACAACAGAAGCAACTACTAAAACTGAGCAGCAAGCTGAAAGTGTGCAAGATCAACAAGTTTCGGATGAAACCGCTGTTGAAAGTGAAACTAGCGAAAAGGAAGTACCAGAAGGTGCGCCTGATAAATACGAGTTTAATGCAAAGGTGGCTGACGCACCAAATGAACTCGACCCCGAAGTATTAACAGCATTCGGTGAAGTCGCTAAAGAACTTAATTTGCCACAAGAAGCTGCACAAAAAGTATTAGATAAAGTTGCACCTGTAATGCAGGAAAGACAAACCAAAGCAGTAGAGCAAGTTAAATTGGATTGGGCAAACGAATCACAATCAGATGAAGAATTTGGTGGTGAAAGTTTAAGCGAAAATTTAACTGTTGCAAAACAATCACTTGATGCTTTTGGTACTGATTCTTTAAAGTCGCTGCTTCAAGAAACAGGCTTGGGAAATCACCCTGAGATAATTAGGTTTATGTACCGAGCAGGTAAAGCAATTAGTGAAGATAGTTATGTTGGTAATTCTGAAGGTGCTAATGCTAAAGGCAATAGTATGCCAAAAGATTTTAACGGCATAGCAAACGCACTATATTCAAATCAGCAAAACAAGTAAGGAGTTAATTAATGGCTACTCTCTCAACCTCAAATTTAACACTAGCGGATTGGGCAAAAAGATCTGACCCAGACGGTAGAGTTCCAATCGTTGCAGAATTGTTATCACAATCCAACGAAATATTAGAAGACTGCGTTTTTAAGGAAGGTAATTTACCTACTGGAGATCGTGTAGTTATCAGAACAGGATTACCATCAGTTTATTGGAGAGCATTAAATCAAGGTATTCCATCTACTAAATCAACAACAGCACAAGTTGATGAAGCTTGCGGAATTCTTGAAGCACGTTCTGAAGTAGACAAAGATTTAGCAATGTTAAATGGTAACACTGCACAGTTCCGTTTATCTGAAGACACTGCTTTCTTAGAAGCAATGAACCAGACACAGGCTGAAACTATGTTCTATGGTAATCCCGGAACAGATCCTAAAAAGTTTTTAGGTTTAGCACCAAGATATGGCAGTTTATCTGCTGATAACTCTGTTAACGTTCTTAGTGCAGGTGGATCAGGTTCTGATAATGCTTCTGTATATTTAGTTGTTTGGGGTGACCAAACTGTATATTGTCCTTTTCCAAAAGGATCTAAAGCAGGATTAACACACGAAGATCTTGGTGAACAAACTGTTTACAACAGCGATGGCACAAGATTACAAGCTTTTGCTACACGTTATCAGTGGAAAAACGGTCTTGTTGTAAAAGATTGGAGATACGTTGTTCGTATTTGTAACATCGACATTTCTGATTTACTAGGAACAACTGGAACACAAGCTGCCAGTGCTTCTACTGCTCTTATTAAATTAATGGCTAGAGCATTGTACAGAATACCAAACATGGCAATGGGAAGAGCAGCGTTCTATATGAATAGAACAGTTCACTCAGGCATGGCTATTGCAGCATTAGATAAATCACAATCTGTATTATCTATACAAGAAGGTTTATCACAGTTTGGAACAGCACAAAGCTACTTATCATTCTTAGGTGTTCCTCTAAGAAGAGTAGATGCGTTACTTAATACCGAAACTGCGGTAAGTTAATCTATTTATTACTAAAGGAGATTTAAAATGATTACAGATTCATTACTTCGAGTAAGTGAAGATCAAGCACTTACTACAACTGCTGTTTCTACTAATACTATTGATTTAAGTGTTGCTAGAGACATGGGTGAAGGTACTGCATTGTACATGAACTTTGCTGTTACTACTGCATTAGCAAATGGTACAAGCGTAAAGTTTGAAGTTATTACTAGTGCATCAGCAAATTTGGGAAGTCCTACTGTTATTGGCAGTAGTGATGCAATCCTTACAGCAGCATTAACACTAGGTAAAAACGTAGTTGTTCGTTTTAACCCAGAAATAGCTGGCAAAGGTCAAAGATACTTAGGTGCTAGATATACAATTTCTGGTACTTTTAACGCTGGTAAAGTTACTGCTGATGTGGTAGAAACAATTGGTGACGGCAGAAAGTTTTATGCTTCTGGTTTTACCGTTGCTTAATTTAAGAACAACTTATGCCTATTTACAGAGCTAAAATCAAGTGTTTTGTTGGTCAATCATTACGAGAAGCTGACGAAGAATTTGAGTACAATGGAGAGTATTGCAAGCATCTTGAGCTTGTTAGTGGGCCAAAACCTCAGATACCTGTAGCGTCTACTACAAACACACCTGTGGAATCTAAAGTAAAGCCTTCTAATTTAGAACTAATGACTAAAGCAGAACTTGAAGTTTATGGTCGTTCTATCGGTATTGAACTTGATAGAAGACAAACAAAAGATACTCTTATTAGTCAACTTGTGGCAGCAAGTAAATAAGCATTAGTTTCTTATTTACACTGGGGGCTAGTAGTAATACTGCTAACCTCCCTTTTTTTTAGGAGATGTTATGGCAACCGAAGTAGATATTTGCAACCTTGCCCTAGCTCATTTGGGTGATGATGCAACAATTGCTACGCTATCCCCACCAGAAGGATCAGCGCAAGCAGAAAAAGCTGCACGTTTTTATCCGATAGCAAGAAACACATTATTACAAATGCATACGTGGAATTTTGCATCTAAACGAGCTAATCTTGCACTTACAACAAATACATTAGATCAATGGGATTATGCATACGTAGCACCTACAGATATGATGTCGCCTGTTTCTGTTATATCTCCAACAGCACAGAATGATTATGCTACAAGAATGTCTGCTGGTGATACACCCGGTGGTATAACATCTAATTATGCGCCAACAATAGTAGCTGGACAATATACACCACAACAATTTGCAGTAGAAGGAGCATATATTTATACAAACCAAGAAAATGCGATGCTAAGATATCAAGCTTTTATTACTGACGCATCATTATTTTCTCCATTATTTGTTGTTACGTTGTCATGGCATTTAGCATCAATGCTTGCAGGGCCAATAATTAAAGGTGATCAAGGCATGGCAGAAGCAAAACGTTCTACACAAATGATGATGGGATATTTATCAAGTGCAAAACAAGCGGACAATTTACATCGAGATATAACAGTAGAGCATATAGTACCTTGGACATCTGGGAGGTAATTTATGCCAGTTACACGCACGTTTTTAAGATCTTTTTCTGGAGGTGAAATATCACCAGAAATGTTTGGTCGTATTGATGATGCTAAGTTTCAGCAAGGCGCAGCAACAATGCGTAATTTTATTGCCAAACCACAAGGGCCAGCAGAAAACAGAGCAGGTTTTAAATATGTAAATGAAGTAAAAGATAGCACAAAAGCAGTTAGATTATTATCTTTTACATTTTCTACAACCCAAACAATGGTTATAGAAATGGGTAATACATATTTTAGGTTTCATACGCAAGGACAAACGTTATTGTATTCAGATGGTACAGCATGGAATGGCAGCACTAATTATGTAGTTGGTGATATAGCAAAATATAATAACGTAAATTATTACGCTAAAACAGCACATTCTAATAGCCAGCCACCAAACTCTACAAATTGGTATGCATTACCTGCTGATATGACATATGAAATACCATCACCATATTTAGAAGCAGATTTGTTTGATGTGCATTATGTACAATCTGCTGATGTTATGACTTTAGTACATCCTAGTCATGCACCAAAAGAATTAAGAAGATTAAGTGCTACGAAATGGGAGCTTAAAACAATTAATTTTGCTAGTCCATTATCAGCACCCAGTAACGTAAGCGTTGCTAGATATATACCTTCATCATCTAATACAGATGTTGATACTTATGAAACACATACATATGTAGTAACAGCAGTGGCAGCAAATCTTTTAGATGAAAGCGCACAATCTAGTGCTGGATCTGAAACTAATAATATTTTTGTAACAGGTGCAAAAAATACTATTACATGGAATGCAGTTACAGGTGCAGCAAAATATAGAGTTTATAAAGAACAAGCTGGTATTTATGGATTTATAGGAGAAGTTACTACAACAACAATAATAGACAATAATATTGCGCCTGATTTTTCTAAAACCCCACCTATTTATGAAAACGAATTTGCATCTACTGACAATTTTCCCGGTGCTGTATCTTATTTTGAACAAAGAAGAGTTTTTGCAGGTACAAATAATGATCCACAAATTATTTTGATGACTAAATCAGGAACTGAAAGTAATTTATCTTTTGGTCTACCAACAGTAGATGATGATCGTATTAAGTTTAAAGTTGCTGCACGCGAATACAATACAATAAGACATATTGTTCCGTTAACTCAATTAATTTTGCTTACAGGATCAGCAGAATGGAGAGTGCAATCAATTAATAGTGATGCTTTAACACCTACTTCTATATCAGTTAAACCACAATCATATGTTGGTGCTAACAATACACAACCAGTAATTGTTAATAACAGTATGGTATATGCTGCTGCTCGTGGTGGTCACGTTAGAGAGTTGGGTTATAACTGGCAAGCTAATGGTTTTATTACAGGTGATTTGTCATTACGTGCGCCACATTTGTTTGATAATTTACAAATAAAAGATATGGCATTAGCTAAAGCTCCTATTCCAATTGTTTGGTTTATTAGTAGCAATGGTCAATTATTAGGTTTTACATATGTACCAGAACAAACTATTGGTGCATGGCATAAACATGACACAGACGGTATTTTTGAAAGTGTTGCTACTGTAGCTGAAAGTAATGACGATTCTCTTTATTGCGTCATAAAAAGAACTATTAATGGTGTAAGCAAAAGATATATAGAACGTATGAATACAAGATTATATGAAAAAGATCGCGATGCATTTTTTGTCGATGCAGGTTCAACATATGACGGTACTAATACAGACACAAACAAAACAGTTACTATATCTGGTGGTACAAATTATCAAAGAGGAGAAAGCGTAACTATAACTGCAAATTATAATTTATTTAATGCACCACCTAGTGTTGATGATATAGGTGATGCAATTGTTTTAATTAGTGGTACAAATTATTATCGTTGTAATATTACTGCTACTACAAATGCAACTGTAGCAACAGTAAAGTTAGATGTAGATTTACCTGCAAGTTTGCGTAATACTCCCATAACAACATTTGAAGTTGCAAGAAATGTGATATCTGGATTAAATCATCTTGAGGGTAAAACTGTTAGTATTTTGGCTGATGCTGCTGTACATCCACAAAAACAAGTGTCTAGCGGATCTATTACTTTAGATCGTGCAGCTAGTGTTGTACATATTGGATTAGAATATAAAAGTGATTTACAAACAATGCCATTAGCATTACAAACAGAAGCTTTTGGCCAAGGTCGCGTTAAAAATATAAATCATGTATGGTTACGTGTATTAGAAAGTTCTGGTATTTTTGCTGGGCCTAGTGCAGATAAATTAATAGAAGCAAAACAACGTACAACAGAACCTTATGGTTCTCCACCACGATTAAAAACAGAAGATATAAAAATTATGTTGACTCCTACATGGCAAGACAATGGTCAAATATTTGTACGACAAACAGATCCATTACCGTTAACAGTTGTAGGTTTAACATTAGAAGTAGCAGTTGGTGGATAGTGTGACCGTAAAGCAATAAGGTACGTGTATATTATAAAAAGAGAAGTAGTGTTGAGCTTATGTCAACTCCTAAATGGGTAGGTAAAGTAGGTGATTTTGGCAATGTTATGTCTGCTGGAAGTTTTGTACCCAGTGCAATTGGTGGATATTTTGATTCTAAATTTAAACAAAATCAATTAAAAAGTCAGGCATTAGAATTTGAACATCAGCAATATATGTCTAAAATAAATGCCAAATCAATAGAAAGTCAGGCGCAACATATAGCAAAACAATACAACAAACAGATGCTTATAAAATCTTTATCACAAAGAATATCTAAAGGACAAAGAAGAGCGTCTATGGCAGCAAGAGGTGGTGTTGCTGGCGTTGGAAGTAACAGAGATGCAATGTTAAGTCAGGAAATTTTAGACGAAATAGATAGGCTAACTATAAATGTAAACAAGGTAAAAGCTGTAGGCAATATGAGACTGCGAGGAGTACAAGCTAATATTCAATCAGATATGTTAGGAGTTTCAGCAGGTAATATGTTTGCTAGTGCTAGTGCTGTTAGTCCGTTTTTAAATATGAGTAGTACTACATTAACTGGTGCTGGTAATGCTGCATTGGCATATGCAAAATCTAAAGGATACAAAATAGGAGAATAGTAATGCAAGTACCATCAGTACCATTAGAAACTAATGCACCACCAATGTTACAAGGTGGAAGTGTACAACAGATGCAAGATGTTGTTACTGATGACATAAAAAAATTTGGTGCTGCACAAAAACAAATAGGTGATCTTGCAATTAAATTACAGGAAGAAAGAGATGATGCAGTATATACACAAAAACACAATGAATATATAGCTAAAGTAAATGAAACTAAATTAAAATATGCATCTTTAGAAGGTATAAATGCAGTAAAACAAGTTGGTGTAGATCCAAATACAGATGAACCTATTACTGTATTAGATCAACAAAAAGCAGAATTATCTAAGTTGCTAGAAGATTTTGAAGGCACGTTAGAAAACGATAGACAAAAATTTATGTTTAAAACGGCAGCAGCTAGTACGTTAAATTCTGCTTCTATTGCAATGACAAAGCATTCAATAAAAGAAGAACAAAAATATGCTGATGCTGAATTTTTAAATGCTATAGATTTAGCAGCAGATACTACTGGACAAAATTATGAAGATTGGCATGACCTGACAGGTGAGTTTTCAAAGCATGAACAGGTTGCAATTTTATTGGCAAACAGATATGCATTTAAAAAAGGGTGGCCAACAGAATCATCACAAAGAGCAGCATTAATACAAAAAGTTACAACCAAAATACATCAATCTACGTTAAATCAAATGATTGCTGCAAAAGATTTTGATGACGCAAAACTATATTTAGAAGAAAATACAAAACAGGGTACAATAACTAGTGCTTTGTTTAATACATATTCTCAAAAAATAATTACTGGTTATAAGAAACAAAATGGAGAAAGAATAGCAAATGCAATTCTTACCAACCGTGGCAATACAAATAGTGGTGATTTTGTAGATAGAGCAAATAAATTATTTGAGTTAGATAGTTTTAATACATATAATGATGGAACTGGTAAAACTGTAAATTATGGTTTTAGACCTGATGAAGTTGATACAAGTAATTTAACTGAAACAGATGCAAAAGAATTATTAGAACAATTACAAAATACTTCTAATGTACGTTTACCTGCTCAACACGCCACAACACATTTATTTATAGCAAAACATTTTGGTGTTAATAAAGCAGATGCATACTTTACAAAAGCTAAATCAGAATTAGAAATTGACGAAACAAAATACAAAGAAAATGCAGCCTATGCAAAAAATATAAACGAAAAAATTATAGAAAAAGTTATTGGTTACACAAACGAAGAAGCTATAAAAAAATTTGGTAAAGATGACAGTTTGTATGTAGACATAATTGCAAATGATTTACAAATATTAAAAGCAGATATTGATTATGAATACAATCCAGCAGACGGTATTACATATGTAACTGACGAAAAAACAGGAATGCCATTATTAGCTGATTTAAAGAAAAAATTAAAAAACACTATAAAAGATGAAGATCAACTTGAATATGCATTAGCTGAACTAGAAAAAAATTACAATGATGAAAAACAAGATAAAGAAGAACAATACAATGCATTGCTAGAACAAGATAAAGAAAAAGCATTTGCTAGAGAAGATGGTTGGACAGATATAGAAGATTTGTCTATATACACAAGAAAAGATCAAACGTTATTAAAAAATGGCCATCCAGAAAAATCTGAAACTGACGCAATTAATGAATTAGAAGCTGATCCATCATTAACTTTGCCTGAAAATATAGGTGCATATAGAGGTAGATTAACTCAAGCTAAATATTTAGAATACAAAGCAGCAGGTGAAAAATTACAAAAAGGTGGTTCAAGTGCAGTTAATGCTGCAACTGTAGACGCAGATATGTTTAATAATTCTTTAAAAGATTTTGGTTTTGATAATATTTTAAATAAAAAAACTGATCGTAATGAAGAAGATTATTTTGAATTAAAATTTGAAGTAAAAAAAGCTATTGATCAATTACAAATACAAAAAGATGGCAAAGCTACATTTACAGAAAAACAAGCAGTTATAAATAAAATATTAGGAGAAAAAGTATTTTTAAGAACTTCTCCAAATTATTTTGGATTATATTCCAGAGAAGAAGTACCACTTTTAGCTGTTGACGAAGATGAGTTTGATGAAATATTTGTCAAAGTAGGCAATAAAAATATTTTTCTAAGTGATATACCAGATACAGAAAGAGAAAAAATAATTGAATCATATATAAAAAACGGATTAGTACCGCCAACTGAACAACAAATTGCTAACGATTGGGTTCGTGCAGGTAAACCAAAATAAAAATTATGACAAGTATTTACGATCAATTTAGAGAAAAAGACAATGAACAAAATGTTTTAGAACTAGCTCCTAGTCAAAACATTAAAAAAGATAAAACACCTGCATTTAATCAATACGATGAATTTCGTAAGCAAGATAGAGAAGCAGTTAAAAATCAAGTAAAAGCTAATTTACAACTTGTTATGGACAAAGATCCAGACATGGTTGGAGAAGGTTTAAAACTAGCAGAAGAATTAAATTTACCAAAAGAGTTTGCTTTAAATAGCAACGAAGCTGTCAGCTTGATGATGGAGAAAAATAAAAAAGATAAATTAAAAAGATTAGAAACAGCACAATATAGTCCAGTTTTATATAAACAATTAACTGATCCAACATTTGCAGCATTAGCTTATGACAACATAGATAACTTAGAAGGACTAGAAAAATTATTTAATGATTTTAAAAAAATACCAGAAAATTCAAAACAAGGTTGGGAAAAAGGAAGATTAAATGTAATGAGAGGAAGAATAGGTATTTTAAAAAAAGGAGGTAATACAGATCCAGAATTAGATATTGAACTAGCAAAAATTAACAATAGATTACAAGAACTAGAAGCAGATGGTACAGGAATTTTTGAAGAAGGTTTTGCAATATTTGGACAATATTCAAAAACATTACCAGAAGCGTTGGAATATGGTCTTGCCACAGGTACTGCTGCTGGAATTGCAGGTGCAGTAACAGGGCCGGGTTCTATATTTACAGCTAAAGGTGGTTTTCTTGTTGGATTTTTAGGGTCAATGGCATTTGATAGTTATGCCATAGAAGGTGGATCTATGTACTTAGATTTAGTAGAAGAAGGTATGAATGATCAAACTGCAAAACATATTGCAACTGGTGTTGGTTTAGTTAATGCAGGTATTGAATTTATTGGTTTAGGTTATGTTACTGCACCAATTAGAAAAGCTTTAATAAAAGAAACTACTAAACAAATTTCTAAAGAATTATTAAAACCTACTGTAGCAAATTCAATTACTAAATTTGCTAAAAATTATTTTTTAAATAATATGCTTGCAGAATCTTTAACAGAAGTAGCACAAGAAGGTACTAATATATTAGGTCGTGATTTAGCAGTAGCATTAAGTGATAGAGAAGATTTACAAGTAAAAATTACAACAGAAGAAGGACGCAAAGAAATTGCAGAAATATTAAAAACAACTTTTATAAGAAGTGTACAAG